CTGGGTGTTAAAAGCAATATTTTTTTGTATGTTTGTTTACGGAGTTGTTGTTAATGCTCAAAGCAATAACATTTCTAATTTATTGGTGATTATCATAGCTATTTTAATCGTCAAGTAATCCTTGACAGTTGGTGAGGTGAAGCATGGAAACACTTAAAGAGATAAAAGACTATATATGCGATATGTTAGTTTATTGCGATGTAATCAGCAGTAAGGATTCTTCTGTACAAAGCAAGATAGCATTTGTACATCTGATGGGTAAGGCTGCGAAAAGGATAGCGGATAAATGCGACATACTGGAAAAAGAACTGGCAAACGAAGATACAGACAGATAGGACGGCTTCTGTACTACTACTGTTGTGTGCGGTATCTGACAAGGGAAAATGGCAGATGGGTTAAAGCAATGAGTGATGGTGTATGGTTGGGGGAGATATGATGTGGTACATAGTGTGTTTTATAGGCGGAGTTTTCTGCGGTGCGTTGGCTGTGTGTTTATGTGTTGTATCAGGTGACGCGGATAAAAGGAGCAGGAATTGAGTAAAAAGAAACTGAAGCGCAAGATCAGGAAGCTGAAAAAGAAGCTGCGGTGGTATCACGACCGGATGGTCAGCAATATATTATCAAACAACATGAAGGAGTGGACAAAATGGTAAAAAGGTATTTTGAAATCATCAGCGAATTCGAGGAGTTGCCGAAAGACGAACGGCCTATGCTTCCGAAACGGCAGACAAAGAACAGTGCGGGCTACGATTTTTACTGCATCAGAGACACACTTGTACAGAAAGGATGGGGCGCTTTGCTCCGCACCGGTATCAAAGTCCATATGCCGCCGGACGAACACCTGGAAATCCATATCCGTTCCAGCTACGGAATGAAATACGGAATGCGCCTTGCCAATGGGGTGGGCATTATCGATGCAGACTACTACAACAACCCGGACAATGAGGGCGAAATCCTTGTTAAACTGATTAACGATGGCGACGGGGATGTGATGATTCATAAGGGCGACCGGTTTGCCCAGGGGATTTTCGTAAAGCATTTCCTGACAGATAACGACAACGCGACAGGTGAGAGAAAAGGCGGGGTAGGTAGCACAAGTGAGACTGATTGATGCAGACAAACTGGAAGAGGATTTACAAAAGTATTTGCAGGTTCAGGAAGATGCCGCACGAGAGTACAACATAACGGACGGAACATATGTTAAACTGCAACGCGGAATCATCTTCACTGTCATGGAAATGGTACAGGCACAGCCGACAAAGATGTATATTGGTATTGATATGGGTGACGGAACAGATGAGACTAATTGATGCAGACGAGTTGGAAAACGAAGTAATTAAACGAGCATTTGAAGGCAAGCTGGAGTGGTCGGTCAACGAGTTAAAGCAGTTGATCCGGAAGCAACGAACTCCCGACATGGCGAAAAAGTTTATGGATGCAGTTGATATGCAGATTACAGAAACACAAGAAAGATGGAAAGATGGCAGGTGGTAAGCGTGATGCAGATTAATATCTTTTGGATGTTCGCCGGAATGGTAATCGGAGCTGCGATAGCGTGTATCGTCTTCAAAGGAAGCGAGAGGTGATGTGATGTATATGCCTATCCCATTGGTGATTGTCGTATGTACCGGCATCTCGTTTATTACAGGGTTTTGGTTGGGTGCCTTGGTTGGCAAAGATATGTTTAAGTAAAGCAAAGGAGAATTTTAAAATGGCCAATAAATGCATTTTTTTGGGTCGGTTGGTTAAAGATGTGGACGTGAGCTACAACGATAAAACACAGAAAGCTATTGCAAAGTTTTCTATCGCGGTAAACCGGGAGTATAAGAACAAAGAGGGCAAGTATGATGCAGACTTTTTTACCTGCGTAGCGTTTGATAAACGAGCAGAAATCATCGGCAACCATTTCAACAAAGGAAGCAGAATCTGTGTATGGGGTGCCATGCGACAGGAACATTGGGAAGACAAGGATGGCAACAAGCGTACCGGGTACAGCCTGATGGTAGAGGGCTTCGACTTTATCGATGCTCCTACAAAGAGCAAGGCAGAGGAAGCTGCCAGGTCGTTTGAGTCCACCCTTGGGTCCATCGGTAGCGAAGTGGACTTTTAGTATGTGGTATAATATAAGCAGAACGACAACCGAAGCGTGTGGATCGGGCAAGGGGTGATGCTGTTTTGCAAGAGATAGAATCTACAATCGAATTTGTACTGCGTAATGCGGACAGAATCCGTAGGTGCGTAGAGGAGAAGCGGAACGATTCCTGGTCAGAGGGAAATCGGAACAGCGGATACCAGAAGAACAAGATATCCGATCCCACCGCATCGCAAGCCATACAACGAGCAGAGCCGATTGCGTTCATCCATTGTCCGTTTGGGCCAGCCATCAATGGGAAAAGGGATGCGAGATACATCAGACTCCCGGAGAAGTGGTTGCAGGTAGAGGACAGCACACGCAGATTCTATACGGCATCGGACAACGACAAGGTAGTGGAACTGTACAAGCGGAGATATCTGCAAGGGGAATATGGGGAACTGTGGAGCAGAACTTGTAAAGATCTGGGCATAACCAACGCTTGGTATTATGTAGTCGTACACGACATCATCCGCTTCGCAGAATTATACGCTTCCGGCATAGGTTTGATTGCTCCGTACAGTAAGTTATAAACGGCATAAAAAAGAAAGGGCAGGGTGCATCGTATGTTGTGCATCCTGCCCTTGTTTTTATTCTTCTTCCACTTTGTGCTTGCGGTTTCCCTGCGGAGCATCTTTCCGCAACACGTTCCACATATAATCCTTGATCTTCTCAAACTCCTCATCCGTAACGTAGATGTTCCGTTGCCGTTTCGGTATCTCCGGTGGTTTTCTTCCGCCGTTGTGTCCGACCGGCCTTCCCGTAGCACGGCCGGACCCCTCTCGTTTTCCACCCCAATTGGGATTGTATGTTCTGTTTGGGTCTTTCTTGTGCGCCATTTCCATTTCCTCTCTTATCCGAATATAATGTTCAGTACAATCATAAAGATTACAAACTCCGGGAAGCGGTTGTTCTTCCAGTCATCTTCCTGCAATGCTCTCCATCTTGCCTGGGCCTTTTCCCTTTCCGTCATCTCTCGCATATTGTCACCCCTTTACATTATTATAACTTGATTGTTCCTGCATGTCAATCAACAATTCCAAGGCGAAGTTTTTGTTCTCGATTCTCCCTACAATTTCCATAATCCTCTGCGCCTGGCATCCAAAGTCCCTTACATAGTAGGCGACCGTGCCTCTTGCAACATAGGTATCCGGCTCTGCATCGCAGACATATTTGACACGATTCTTAAACTCACGGATGTTCCGTTCCAACACATCAATGTGTCCGTACAATTCCGCAAACTCCTGCTGTCTTTCCTTTGCGGTTTCTTTGATAGTTTTGTTAATGTCCATAGTTATTCATCTCCTTTCAAATCCAACGATATCATATCCACCGTTCTCGTTTTCCTGCTCTGCATAAATAGGTTTGTACACAGTTCCATCCGCTGTATAATCCTCTCCGTTCCATTCGTTTTCATGGAGAAGCGTACCATCTTCCAATTCGTAATCGAATGTAGCGCCACCAAGCCGGACTACATTTTCCCCAACAATCTTCAGCATCTTATTCTCCTTTCTATTCCTCAACCTCACCAAAAATCTCTGTGTACAAATCTGTATCGGAATGCTCTTCCATCCACGCTTTGGCTTCCTCTTTTGCGATGGGGGTGATAGCTTCTCCCGATCCCCACATATTGCCATCACAACGCTCCGCATACTTACTCATAGCACCGCCCCATCCGTGGATGAAGAACTCGCCGGTCTTTTTGCGGTACAGAATCTCCGTGCAGTTACGGAAATCGTTTCCGTAGTATCCGTTGCCCCATCTGTCGATTTCCCTTGCTGTTTCCGTGTTGTACATTTTGCCATTGATAACCTTCTTCATTTGTTTGCTCCTTTCGTTAGTTCATAGCAATCAACATAATGTTTTTCTTTTCGTGAACTGTTCCGGCGTTCTCTACTGTAACCTTGACGACCCGGTACACATCCTCATCGTGCATCTTGCAGAACGCTTTGAATAAATCTGTCGCTGATTTTTTCAAACAGAACCATTCAATCAATTGCCAATTCCCATCTACCAAATATTCTACCGCATAAAACTTTTTCACTTTCATAGCAGCTCCTTTCGTTACACACAAACCATATTTGCCTTGTCGAAAATTTCACGAAGCGTTTCGTTGACATAGAATGTTCTGTTGCTTGTGGTGATTTCCAAAGGTGGGTTAGCATCGTCATTGTCCGGCTTTAATATTGCGATTGATTCGATGCTGTCCACATTGATATAGATCAAATCACTTTTTCCGTATCTGTCCGTAACTACGATAAACTTTGTCATTGCTATTCTCCTTTCGTTAATCATTATCCCTTTTAACAAGCGTGGCGCTTTCCCAAACGATGTGTACCTTATCGAATGTAGCTTCCTGACATTTGATACACTTTTCAACATCACGCCCATCGTTGTCTTTTTCCGTTTCGTGGTTGTACATCGCCTTTTCGACTTCCATCTTAAAGTAGAAATATGCCAAGCCGTAGTCTGTAAAAACATATTTCTTACTTGTTTCTCCAAACTCAAATCCGTTATAACCCTTGTAATCTACTGTGATAATGTTTGCTCCACCACCAGTGTACTTCATCATCGTTGTTGCTCCTTTCGTTAATCCTCTCGCTTATATAAATTTAAAAGATATTCTGCAAAGCCGGGGTCCGCATCTGTTAAGTCTCCGGCCCTATTACTTGTCATATAGAAATGCTTACGGATTCCTGGTCCATACATGGTAGATACCGTGATATAACGGTCGTTTGGGTCGTAACCCTTTCCGCTCATCTCAATCCTCTCTAAAATTTCATCTGCCGTAAGTCCTTTCTTCTTCATTTCAATGTCTATAAAGAAAGACGGTGTGTTGTAGTAAACTTTCTCGTGGTCTACATCTTCAATCGATTGCCAATGTGCAAGCTCTTTATCGCAATACTCGTTCCAAATAGAAAGCTGCATTTCGGAATCAAAGTCGTAAAACATATCCTCAACCGCATTTAATACAACATCATCATAAGTCTGCATCGTTGTTGCTCCTTTCGTTATGCCTTTTCAATCTTTATATCAAAACTTTCGCCGTTTTCTAACTTGATGCGGAACTCTCTGTGCGACACCGCCCAACCAGATGGTGGGTTCTTTTTCTTTATGCTCTTGATAGGGAGATCGCGGTCGTAGTGTTCTTTCAGTATCCGCATAACCGCTTTCTGTACATCATCCGCAGAAGTTTCAAGCGGAACGCTGTCAAAGGGTACATCTGTGTCCAACGCTTTCTTCATAGCTTTGCGTAATTTCTTGTACAAAGGGAATAGGGGAGAGTCCTTTGGGATATCAACGAACACACCACCATCTCCGTATTCCAACATCTGTTCGTAGCTGTTATCTTCGTAACGCTTGTACACGGTAAACTCTGCGTTGTCATCATCGTATTCGTATGCTTCGTTGTCATACCACAGTTCTAACTTTTCTCCATCGACAAGGATGGGAAGGTATGCAATCCAAATCCCACCGCCCGTGTACTCACAGCCAGGTTTTGCGAATTTAAAAATCTTGTTCAAGCTTTTTCCCATGGCTATTCTCCCTTCTTCAACAGCACAGCATCCGTAATCACCATGTTGTCGTCCTCGTCGTAGTGGTAGGTGATGTTCACAGCGTTGACATCAATATAGGATTTCCATTCGTCAGCCTGGTCCTTGCTGATATAGGCCAGGGCCTTGTGTACCATCCATACTTCCTTGAACAGAATCGTGGACGGTTTCCCATCCTTATACTTTACATCGATCAGGTATACCCAATCGTGATATTGCTTCTGCATAGTCATCTGCTCCTTTCGTATTTCCTTTACTGTAATAACTATATCATATCTTGATTAGTTTGTCAAGCGTTTACAATAATATTTTTAAAGTTTTTTGGTGTGGGGCCGCCAATGGATATAATCTCCATTCCACCATAAAAGTCACTCACTCTGTCTTCCGTAACACAGCCATCGATCCATTCTTTGATGTCGTCATCGTCCATGCTGCCTTCTTTTTTCCATTCATTTGTCAAGGATTCCACAGCGTCCGCAATATATTTCTTGGCGTCCTCGTATGTAGAAAACATTGTTATAGTATCATCGTCGTAATGTTCGCACCATTCTCTGACCAGGAATTTCATCCGTATTTCACCACCATTCCATTGGCATCTACCACCATTTCGGCCCGGTCCGCCATGATAAATTCTCTCCATGTGTTGTATCCTTGTTCCCTTGCGAAGCGTTCGTAGACATACTCGGCTTCTTTCCGTAACAAGCTTTCGCCATCTTTGAAATGTCCCAATGCTTCTGCAATGCCTTGTGCGGTTTTGCAACAATGCATCTCAAGATCGCTGACTCTTCTGCAATCAGCATCGTTTCCGCTATGCTTTCCTTTCCGCCACATTCCTCTACGCAAGTGTCCCCACCAAAGTTCATCCATCAGCAGATTCTTGTAAATCTGTAACAGTTTTTCTTTTGCAGTCATTTTTATTTCTCCTCTCCTAAATCATCCTCGTTATTCTCATCGTCCGCCATGTCAACGTCCTCGTCCGTGCAGTAGGAATCCACGAAATACGGCTGTTCTTGTCCGATGTTGTCCAGGTCCATGTTGGCATCATGCTCCAATGCATCAAGCTCTTCTGCAATATAGTTTTCGTCCGGCTCTCCGTCCGCATCCACATTAACTTCGATAAAACGATATACTGTAACAGTGTAGGTTTTGCTGATTCTTACCATCTTTCTTGCCATGATTATGCTCTCCTCTCCTATAATGCGAAATTGTTTTTCTGTGCGACAAGATGTTCCCCAACATCATCGTATTTTCTGACTTGGGTCCCTTCATCATAACCAAGATGTTCAGAGAGGAATTCAAAATGGCTCATCGCGTCGTCCTCGTTGTTGTATCTTCCTACATCATAGCTGTCACCAAACAGCCCAAAGTCGTGTCTCACAATGTAAATTGCCATTTCCTGATCTCCTTTCTTAATCGTTATAAATCCTCATTATGTTCATGCTTCCGTCCGCATTCATGCCTTTGCAATCAATGTGCGTCATCGGTTCGTCCTCGTTATAGGATTCTCCTTTTTTCACAAACTTGATATGCATAATTCCATCATCGTCAAAATCAAATCCTACCATATCGTAATCATCAAAAATACTCTTTTTTTCCATAGCTGATCTCCTTTAATCAATCTTAACGCACATCAGTAACAGCATAATCAGTACAATAACTTCATCTTTGCTCAAAATCATAGGTTTGCTCCTTTCGTTAACAGACCAGGTTCTCAATTGTTTTTAGTGGTTTTAGTGGTTATACGCTGTGCATTCTGCAAAGCTTTTCACAGAGACATGATATCTTTTGCTGTTGTAGTAGGGAAGCTTCCCTACATGGATTTTGATGTATTTGAAGCATGATTCTTTCTGCATGTTGCATTTGCAGATGTATGCGTCGTTGTAGCTGTCGCATTCGATTGCGAATTTGCTGATGCGATTCTCCGCCATTCCCCAGCCGGACATGAATTTGTCAGTGCAAGTTACATAATATTTCATGGTTTATTCTCCTTTCATCCTTCCACAGTAACTTCTTCAAGTTTCGCGGAGTAATCTCCGCATTTGAATTCCCAATTGGCTACACATTCCTCTGCATTCCAATCATCGTCATCGGTTTCGGTTTCTTCCCAATCAAATGCCTGTTGTACGCATTCTGCAAGGCATTTTTCTGCTGTATCAAGATTCTGAAAAGCGTATTTTTCTTCTGTGAGTGCATCTTTGCATGTGACAAGATAAATCGATTTCATTTTTCTGATCTCCTTTCCCTTTTACGCTCTTTCACCATCAGCGTAGAAGAACCATCCGTAATCGGAGAAAAACTTGATTGCGTAGTTTTCCGATTTGAATCTGGCAACATCTTCAAACCGGCTTTCTGCCCATGCAATCAGATTCTGCAATGCTTTCTGTTTTGCTTTTGCTGACAATTGGTGGTACGGATAATAATTCTCATAATATCTGTTTCTGCCCAAAATCTTGATGGTTTCCACAGCATTGATGCATTCTGCAAAAGTATCTTCCAAATATTGGCGGAGCATGTCGTTGTTCACGAATCTGTATCCTTTGCTGTTCAGATTGTGGAACATGACTTTCACGGTATCGTTTTTGAAGATTACGCTGAAGTCGATATACGCATCATACATTCCGTATTCATCCATGTGGTCGTAAGTGTTTCTGCAAGTGATTCTGTCCGGCCTGATTGTGATATTCCAATCACCATTGATTCCGCTACCATGCGGAAGTACATTTTCAATTGCTTTTGCCATTCTGATTTTTTCCAATGTTTTCATGTTCTTATCTCCTCTCATGCTCTCTTAATGCCTTTGATGTAATACAGACCAATCATTTCGCCGATGCAAATTCCGATTGCCAAAATTGCGATATTCCACATCATTTTGTTTTCTCCTTTCGTATTGGTGAGGATGGCTTTTGCCATCCTCTTATGCGAACAATTCCTTTTCTGCGTCTGCCTTGGATACCCAAGTTTGGAAAACTACGTTTCCGTAGGTTACTGACTTGAGGATTTCCCTTGTGCCATCGACATGAGGATTTCTGTAAGTGTAATTCCCTTTGGGAAGCTCTCCGTAAATTAAAACTTCGATTTTGCCATCATCGTTTGCATGGATGCTACCGTTTAATCCGATGCCTTTCAGTTTTTTGACTACGCTTTCCAGCTCCGCTGCGATTTCTACTACATTGTTGTCTTTTGCCATTGTTCTGTTCTCCTTTCGTTTATCTTGATTAACTTGCTTACTTTGTTTACACTATAAGTATAACATAAATCAAGTGTAATTACAATAGGGAAAATGTAAGCAAAATAGCAATAATTGTAACTGTTACACAATCTATTCAAAATGGATCAAATTCCTGGCATTATGTAAACATAGACAATGTAATCAAGTTTCTTCTATTATATATATGTATCTGTCAAATATTTGATAGGTTTGGAAAATTCCATTTCCAAATGGATAAGACAAAAACGGCCATAAATGATACAATATAAAAAATCGTGGTAGGCATTAGCTTATCGCGATTTCTTTTTTCCCATTTTCCATTCCCATTTCCTCTCTTATCTGATGGTGGCATGGTTTAAAACACTATGCCATCATTAGATATAGTAGGAAATAAGGAAAAACAAAAAACAGCCGGAAATTGGCTTAAAACAGCCATACAAAGCGATTGGATTTCACGCATATAAGTTATTGCGACGCCTTGCGAAAACGCTGTAGCGAAGCGTATAGACAGAGACTATACTTTCTGTTTTGCCTGGTATATTTGGATATACTTTTGCAAAGCAATGTACAGAGATATACTTTGTGAAGATATGACAAATATCAAGAGTGTTAGAAACCGCATGAATGCTGCGTTTGCGAGGATTGTATACTTTTGTTAGAATGTCAAGTTACGACAAAGTATACAAGTATGATTCCATACTTTAGTATGTGAAAGGAAAAATACTTTAGTTTGCGAAAGTGAAGTCCAAAAATCGTAAATTGTGTAGGGATCGAGAAAATTTACAAAAACGAAGCGAAAACGCTAAAAAGTGTAACATTTGCGTAAATGACTGTGGATGAATGGGAAATATACTTATTCATAGCATAAAGTATACTGCGGTCTGGCGGATGGTTTTTTGTGGATGCGTACCACGAACAAAAGCTGACAGCCATTGCTGTGCTGACTTGTATGCACTCTGTAAAAGTCTGATGGTTGAAGCGAAGCGTAAACCATTTTTAGTCGTAGGTTAACACATGACGGACAATGTGCGTAAACCGAAAGCTTCGTTGTTTTCGTTTCCTTTTTAGGTTCGCCAAAATGATAAGCTTTTACTGTGGCTCAATTGGAATGCAGTATACTGCAATATATTGTTCTGTGTTTCTTGTGTCGTGTGTGTGATTTTTAGTGTAAAAGTGTGTGTGAATTGTGACTTTTGGTCATTGGGTTCAAAGCACATTATATATAGTAACAAATGTGGATAACTTCGGCTTTGCTGTGTCAGAGCGGAATTTAGTTGTTTTTGATGCGACATAGGATGTCGTTGAAGCGACATTTAATGTCGTTTTCTATGTTTGTGGTATAGTTATTTGTGACAAATTTGTCTATGGGATATAATTTTATGGCTGTTGATAACTCTGTGGATAATTCAAAAATCAATCAAAAAACAAATGTCCTTTCTGAATGGATAATTGATAAAGCTGATGCGTATAACAAAATTAAAACAGAAGGACAGCAATGGAAGGATGACAGATTCGACAAGCGTAGAGGGTACTCGTTTTGGATTTCTGTTAACGCTGTGCGGATGTTTCCAAAAGGTACGGAGCTACCAAAGGACATAACACCATATTTCTGTGGCTTGTTTTATAGATGTGCTAATATGCTACAAGCAAACACAAATATGCTTGTAAAGAGATACTGTAACTATGAAAGACCAATCACTAAAACTATGCTTGCTGATGAGCTTGGCATAGGAAAGAGACAGTGTCAACGATTATTAAAATTGGCAAGGGAAAGACACATAATTAAAGAGTATAATTGCAAGCTATACATGAACCCAATATTTTTTATGTGTGGGAGATATTTAACGCATCAATTGTACACGCTGTTTCAAGAAGATTTAGACGCGTTTCTACCGCAATGGGTAATAGACAGGTTTAATGGAGATGTAAACGCATAGGTTTGTACACGCTGCCAGAATCGGCTTAAGCACACCGATGAGGTGTACATTTTATTACGCTGTGTCTCGTTGTTTTGCAAGCAACGGCAATGATCAGCTTAAGCGTGAGCGAAGCGAACACATAGTCTTTTGCTGTGTCTCGTTTCAGTCAGGTCTTTTTTTCTTGGATAACCGACACCTACACCCACCACCCCATGTCCGAGACAGGGCAGGGGACTCACACACACTCACCCCCAAATAACTACACATATTTTTCTATAGTAGAGGCGCGACAGGAGTGCAAGCATGGTAAATTTCAGACTACTTACATTCAAGCTGTTAAAAGCAATCCGAATCAAATACGGGCAGAACCTTTTGTACGCGGAAGAGCAGAAGGTAAGCGAGAACACGGGGAAAGTGTACACGGAGTATAGGGTGAGTTTAAGCGTGACGGTGGAGAAATACAACGAGATGCACCCGGAAGCAAAATTAAGTCCGAAGATATGGAAGTCGAAATACTGCTCGATCTTACTGAAGAGGACGGTAAGGATCGAGGAGTTGTTTATGTATTTATTGGAGACGATATGGAAGAAATTGGAAAGCGGGGAGATGTACGAAGATGGGGAGAGGGCAAGGGAACGGGTTAGAAGTCGATACGGAACTGGAGAGAGCAAAGGAAGAGGGCGTCGTAAGAAAGTATTACGAGACGAGGAAATTAGCGAAGAGTTATCAGGCGGAGTATCCGGGGATAAGCAACGCAGTAGCGGCGAAGAAGGCCAGGGAGATATTGGAGAAGCCTGAAAGCATAGAATATATGAGGGAGTTAATAGAGAGGAACGCTAAAAAGGGTTACGCGAGTTTGGATGCGGCGAAATCGTTTTTAACGAGGGTCATGGAAGGGAAAGAGAAAGACCAGTTCGGGTTGGATGCGAGTTTATCCGACAGGATTAAAGCGGCGGAAGACATCATCCGCTGCGAGGGCGGGTTTACGGACAAGACGGAAGTCAGCATGAACGTGAACTTTGCGGACATGTTAAAGGCGGCAAGAGAGAGGGCCGCAAACCGGCAGATACCGCAGAAGGGTTCTTCGCCGGAAATTATCGATGTTACCCCGGTAGGGGAGACATAAAAGAGGGGTAGGGGAAAAGGTGGTCAAATGGCGAAAAAATTATCGGATTTTTCCGCAGAAGAGAAGGGCGCGCTGGCAGCGTTCCTGGGGGAATTTGCGCACGACCCGGTGGGGTTTGTATACGCGGCGTTCCCGTGGGGTGAGGGAGAGTTGGAGAACCAAAGTCCACAGGAATGGCAGGTAGAACTGTTAGAGGATATTAAGTCGGGGCTGAAAGATATTAACACGGTTATCCGGGAAGTCCGGGCATCCGGCAACGGCATCGGAAAGTCAGCATTAGTCAGTTGGTTAATCTTGTGGGCTATCTCCACATTTGAAGATACAAAAGGTGTGGTTACGGCAAATACCGATACGCAGTTGCGGACGAAGACATGGGCGGAGCTGGCAAAGTGGTACCGGTTGTTTATCGGGAACCCGTTGTTCGATTACACGGCGACAAGCTTGTACAGTTCCGATGCAAAACACGAAAAGACATGGAGAATAGATGCCATTCCGTGGAGTGAGCAGAACCCGGAAGCATTTGCGGGCTTGCACAATCAGGGCAGGCGGATATTGATAATATTTGACGAAGCATCGGCTATCGCGGATGTCATATGGGAAACGGTAGAAGGCGCTACGACAGACAAAGATACAGAGATCATATGGTGTGCCTTTGGCAACCCAACGCGTCCTTCGGGGCGCTTTTTTGATTGCTTCAATAAATTCCGTAACTTTTGGAAACGGAAACAGATTGATTCGCGGGAAGTGCGGATTTCCAATAAACAGCAACTGAACGAATGGGTCGAGGCATGGGGCATTGATTCAGATTTTGTCAAAGTCCATGTGTTAGGCCAGTTCCCAAGCGCCGCCGCCAACCAATTGATAAGCAGGACGTTGGCGGAAGAGGCGGTCGAACGGGGGAAGCGGTACTCGTTGGAAGATGCTGCCGACGGAGAACCGGTCATTATCGGTTGCGACCCGGCATGGACGGGCGAAGATTCGTTAATTGTGTATCTGCGTAAAGGAAACTACAGCAAGGTGTTGTGGGAACTGAAAAGCAACAACGACGATACGCTGGTTGCCGAAAAGTTAGCCTATTTTCAGGATGAATACGGCATGTCCAAGGGATTTATCGATATGGGCTACGGCACCGGCATCTTTTCCGTGCTGAAGAGCATGGGGAGAGCCGATGCATGGCAGTTGATTTCCTTTGCGTCAAAGCCGGTCGACGAATATTACGCCAACAAACGGGTGGAGATGTGGTCGGAAATGAAAAAATGGTTGCAGGAAGGCGGCACGGTGGAGAACAAGGACGAGATTGTCACCGATTTGACGGGTCCGGAAGCCGCCATCAACCGCCGTGGCAAGCTCCAGTTGGAGTCGAAAGATGACATGAAACGCAGGGGCTTGGCTTCTCCGAACTACGCCGACGCATTGGCATTGACATTTGCACAGCCGGTCAGGTTAAATAAGCGTTCACGCTTCAACAAATTGCGAAAAGAAGGAAAAATTCGCAAATACGGGAGCATGTAACGCTATTTTTATATAAACAAAATGCAAAAAAGTGCAGAAAGGGGGTATTTTTATGTTTTTGCGTAGCTTTAATCAGATCAAGACGGGGAAATTAACGCTGTCAAGTACGGCGCAGAAGCTTGCGTTGCCGTCTACGTTGGAGAACAGCCGTATGGATGGCGGTCGTTCCGCCGTAGAGATTGTAAACACGAGCGAAAACACGGCGTATATCGGGGACAGCACGGTTAGCACTACTACCGGCCTGCCGATTGCGGCGGGCGCTTCCCATATTTTCCCCGTACAGTTCGGGAGCGCGGACAAGATTTACGCGGTAGGCAGCGGCGATGTTATCATCGCAGAGTATTTTTGACATGGTGGTGGCATAGATGAGTATTGCAGAAGGAAACGGCCTGGATTTCACCAGAAAACTGAACGATTCGCAGGCCACGGTTTCACAAGGACAACCACATATCGGCACCACACCCATGATGCAGCCGAACCCGCAGACGATGCGCCCGATCGATTACCTTACCATGCAGATGGAACCGGAGAAGAACACCGAGGATATCTCGCTGGACACCTTAAAGAAGAAAGAGATCGACAAAATCATGCGGGCGTTCCAGAAGGGCAAGGACGTCGCCAACGATTATTTCGACGGAACGATCCGTCCGAAGCTGGAAGAACGCAGGGATATGTACCTTGCGACCAGGGAACACTACCGCAGCAAGTTCGAGCGGCTGTCGGAGACGTCGGAGTTCTGCTCCCGGGACATCAAGACCACGATCAAGTGGATGCTTCCCTCGTTGGAAGAGCCGTTTTTGGGTACGGATGACCCCGTGGATATCCGGGCGGTCAACATCGACGACGACGAAAAAGCGAAAAAAGTACAGCAACTGTTGAAATATCAGCTGCAGCGCAAGAATGCGTACCCCACGTTCATCGAGTCATCGTGGAA